ACGTGAAACTTACCCTCAGTGATGAAATTGAATCCCAATACTATGAAACTGTCTGACAACACCCTCACTGTTCTTAAGAACTTTGCTGGTATCAATAACTCGATCCTGGTGAAAGAGGGTAACCGTCTTCGCACCATTTCAGTTGCAAAGAATATTCTTGCTGAAGCAGATATCAAAGAAGAGTTTCCTCGTGATTTTGCTATTTACGATCTTAACCAGTTTCTAAATGGTTTGAGTCTTCATCAAGATCCTGATCTTGATTTCAAAGAAGATTCTTATCTCAGCATCAAAGAAGGCAAGCGTCGTGTTAAGTATTTCTATGCTGACCCCGCCGTGATTGTTTCTCCTCCTGAGAAAGAAATCACTTTGCCTACGCAAGATGTTTGTTTTCAACTTGATAGTTCTTCTTTGGAAAAACTAATCAAGGCAGCACAAGTTTATCAGTTGCCCGACTTCTCCGCCGTTGGTGAAGCAGGTGTTATCAAACTTGTGGTTCATGATAAAAAGAATGATACTTCTAATCAGTACGCTATTGTTGTTGGTGAAACTGATCAGGAGTTCTCTTTCAACTTCAAAGTGGAGAACATCAAGATTATTCCTGGTGCCTACGATGTAGTTGTCTCTTCTAAACTGCTTTCTCAGTTTAGCAGTACAAAGTACAATCTGACTTATTATATTGCTCTTGAACCTGACTCAACATTTGGATGATATCCTAGTTAGGATGAGAATCCTAGGCAGCATTAGTGTTATTGTTGCCTATTTTGTTATCCTTCATATTAGCTCCTTTTGGGGAGTTGTATTGCATTTCATTGCAGATCTGATTACTATTCCATATTTTGTTAAGACAAAAGCGTGGGATCTTGTTATAATGTTGACATTCCTACTATCCATTAGTGTTAGTAAACTTTTATTATGAGTGATTTTATTTGGGTCGAAAAATATCGACCAAAAACTATTGAAGAGTGTATACTTCCTGACAATACTAAAAAAACGTTTCAATCTTTCCTAGATAAGGGAGAGATCCCTAATATGCTTCTTGCTGGTCCTCCAGGTATTGGTAAGACCACAGTTGCAAAGGCTCTCTGTAACGAACTTGGAGTAGATTGCTATGTCATCAATGGATCCGATGAGGGACGTTTTCTGGATACGGTCAGAAACAATGCGAAAAATTTCGCTTCGACCGTCTCGCTTTCTTCGGATGCAAAACACAAAGTCATCATCATTGATGAAGCTGACAACACATCCAACGATGTACAACTCCTCTTACGGGCGTTTATTGAGGAGTTTGCTGGTAACTGCAGATTCATCTTCACCTGCAACTACAAAAATAAAATCCTTGAACCCCTGCACTCGCGATGTGCCGTCGTCGAGTTTGGAATCAAAGGAAAAGACCGACAAACCAT